ATAACTAAACATACGTTTAACCGTATCGTAAGTTATCGCCTCCCTATTGGCCAGCTGCTGCGCTCTGACCTTACCTACCTGAGTAGCGCACCTATTATTAACTGCTTCGTTAAGCTCTATCCCCCTCTTCGCGTTATTACTTACCGCCTCCGGATAGTTCTTATAGGTCTTAGCCATTTCGATACAAAATTACATAGAGCGAAAAACTACATTTCGCTGAACATCGGCTGCCCATCGTCCCGGACAAAGGCCACAGTACAGCGACAATTACAGCGGTTTTTAGCCCCTCCGTTAGGATCCCCTGGTCGCATCATCTTAATGCCTTGCACGTTAAAAGGTTTATCGCGGTCCACGGTCTGGCCGTTCATTACTCTATGGTCTGCCTCGTCTCTGGGTATGTATCGGGTCCGGCTATCCATCCGGGCTATCCAGACCTTTTTAAGTTGTAGCCCTAACTCGTCCGCTATGCTTTGGCCTCCCGTGTCCGCCCCGTAGTTGGAAGCCGTTAGAACCTCGGTACGCGCTATTAGTTCGCTGCGCCACTTGGATACATTGCGCCATTCAATAGGCACCCGCTTATTTAGGCGCTCCATAGTTTCAAAGATGCTCAGACCCTCGTCTAAACTTTCGGCTATGATCCGTTGAATAATGCGCTTTGCCGCTACTTGGCTGCTGCCTATAATCGAAGTTATATAAGTGGCCGCCTCGGTGTCTACATACTCTAACATCTGAGCGGTCCAGATATATTGAAAGTCCTCTAAGGTCATTTCCTTAGAGCTGTCCGCCTCTCGCTTAATCTGGTTATAGGAGCCGGTCGCGAAGTCTACGCCTACCTCCTGGTATAAATCAACGAAAGCCGCTTTGAGGTCATCTCTACGGACCAGGGTAGTAACAGCGCTTAGAACGGCCTGCGGGTCTGTAGCTAACTTCAGATACTCTAAGAGGTTTGCTATCTGGTCGTTTAGCGCTTTATTAAAGACCTTGTTATACTTACGGACATAGCGCCCCCGCTTGCGGTCGTTACGGGTCCAGTACTTGGCCCCTTCGCGTTTAGTCATTCGGCAAGCTATCGCCGTTTATCTGCTCGGCTATTTGTGGGGCATCTAACCCACTTAAGGAAATAGGAACACGGCCAGCGGGCATATATATCTCATCCATCATCGGGTCCGCTTCTCTTTCGTAGCCCATTTTTTCGCGGGCCTCGTTTGGAGTAAGCCAGTAAGAGACGTTAAGCCAGTTGGCCAGTTCCTGCATATCCGGCTGAAGCTCGTTAATATTAGACTGGTCTACTTTAAAATAGACGTCTCGCCCTTTAAGGTCTGGGTATTTAGGTAAGAGCTTCCGGGACAGTTTGCCGTAGATGCGGTCAGCCATAGGCAGCACGGCGTCTGTATACATCTGCTTCCGCGCTTCCTTTAGGTTGCTGTACGTCTTGCCTATCTCGCTATTAAATAGCTGGCTCGGCACATGGTACACGTTGCAGACATCTACTAACGTCATCTTAAGCGTGTCCATTATAGCCAGGTCCACGGCTGATAGACCGAAGTTTATGTAACCCAAGTTACCCGAAGTTACGGCTATGGTCCCGCTGTTCTTCGTGCCGCTCATCTTGCGGAACTTGGCTTCTAAATTCCTTTGCTGTACCTCGGTTAATGTGTCCGCGCTCAGGTCTCCTATACCCTTATCATACAGTACGCCCGGAGGTCCTAAGTTTTCCAAGCCCTTTTTATTGGCCTCGTAACCGCTGTTACCCGTCTCAATACTACGCCAAGCCGAACGGATCGGACTCATACCGTACCGCTCTTGCCCATCGCCGTAGATGTATTGGGCGTTCTTGAAATGTATGATTTCGTCAGTAGTGAACTCGGCGCCCTCTACATTCCCCCAGAGGCTCATAGTATAACCGGCTACGGGTGTACCCATGTCCCCGCCTACTACGTCCATGAACTGAGAAGGCAGAACGTACATATTTATAGGCCGCCCCGCGTTAGGTCCATCGCTTGGGCTTGTAGTGTAGTCGTAAGCGTTACCAGTAATAAGTAGATAGCCGGCCAGCTGCTCTATAAAATCGAACTTGCTTTGCTCTTCGTTGGGTTCGTATATCAGGTTTAAAGCCGGGTGATCTAATTCTACTTTTTCGCCGTTTACGTTCTCTATTAACTTAACATCCAGCGCGGCGGTCTTTTGGGCTATCGCACTAACTACGGCGAATACATCGGGGTTTCTTGCGTACCCTTGTTCTACGTAGTTCTGTACATTGTCATCGTTCCAAATTGGCCCCCTGCCCAGGTAGGAAAGTGCGGCGAAATACTTGTTAGTGATTCTTTCGGCCTCTTCAATTTGTTGAAGGGTTCGCGCTGGTGCGAATCCGATAGCCTTCTGTAGCCGTTCTAAGAATGTCATATATACACTTCCCTGGGTTTAACGCTGTTTGCGTATAGTATCGCATCCATCGAATGGTCAAAAGCATCTATTGGCCGCTCTGGACTACGGGGCTTACCGTCCTTATCCATTTCCCAAGCGTACCACGTTACCTCTTCCCAAATGTTGCGGCTATTCGCAGTTACAAAGATACTTAACCTCTTAAGGTCTAAAATCGCATGGCGTTTGTAGTCTTTACTCTTCTTTACGCCTATCGCTTTAAAGCCGTAGCGCTTAAGCTCCGTAATACTTCGCGGCTCGGCTGAATCACATATAAGGGTGTCCCCCCCGTCTATTCCCGCCTTTCTCATCCGGTCGGCTAATAGGTCAAGGGTTAGGCCCTTCTCGTATACTATCTCTTCCACATAGCGGCGGTCGTTCTTACGGCCGAGCTTGACCACGCACGTAGGGTCATTAGTAAACCCAAAGTCTACGCCGTAGGTAATGGAACTACATTCCGCCCAGTCTATTTCCTGGACCTTCTGCCAGGTAGTGTATATCTGTCCCTTCCTTCCTGCTGACCTTTTGCCCTCGCCGTATACCTTCCAGTAGTCGGGGTCTACGTCCTTAAATCTTTCTATTTCGGCTATTACCACATCGGACAAGTGCGGGTTATCCTTATAGGTAGTTATTAGGGTCTCGCTGTCTTTCCGGGTTTGTACCTCGTCATATATCCAGTGCATAGGATCGGACGGGTTAAAGTCTATAACCGCGCAGGCCGTAGTTCTAAACAGCATTTGGTTCCAGCCCTCTAATGTTATCTCGTTGCACTCGTTTATAAAGAGCAAGTCCCTTTTACGCCCTCGGACCTTCTGCGGCTGGTCTAATGAAATAAACTCTATTAGGTTGCCTTCCAGTAGATACGTACTCTCGGTCTTGTTGTGGTTCTCTACCCGGTAGGCGTCAAAGCTGTTTAGTATGTCTATGAAGTCCCTGAGTACAGACCCACGGATAGCCGGATACGTTGCCCTGGCTATGGTTATGACCATTCCCGCGTTAGGGTACTTGTAACAAAGCTCTATAAGAAACTGTATAGCGCTGAAGGTCTTACCCGATCGCGTACCCCCTTGCAGAACCAGTATACGCTTGGTTAGGTAGTTGTCGCGTAAAAACTTAAGGTTAGGATTTACCTTCATTATCCAGCATCCACGGCGGTACTATCTTTTCTACGCTGTCTATGTTCGCCTCTATCCTTTGAGTAGGTAGCCCCAGCCTATACTTAGCCCATAGCTCTATAGCCCACTTCTCGCCCTTCTTTACCGCCTTGCCTAATTGGTCCAGCGCCTCGTCATCAAACAAGCCCACGCGCTCTAATAGCTTCTGAGCATCCGGCTTCTTACGGCCGTCTACTGGCTTAGTGCTTTTAGTGCTGTGGCCTCCGTTGTATTTGCGCTTGTCCATTTATTTAAGGTCCGCTTGTGTTACATCGTCTGGATCTGTTCCTTTTACCGGAAAATCTGCTCTTTGGTCAAGGTCAGGCGTACTGAAGTAGTACCGTCCTTCATGCTCAAAGTACATTAGACCAAAGGTGTTAACCCTCATTCTGGTCTGTTTTGGGATCTTCATTGACTGTAGCTTCTACGCCATAAAGATCATAAAAAGCGTGTTTTATAGCCTTCCTGGTGTCCTGAATTAACTCTTCCCTGAATGGAATAAGTAGGCTGTCATGGACACTAAGGACGGGAGCTGAAGGGTGAAGGTGTCTGACCCTACGGGACGCCCTGAAGATCATTGCAGAACTCTCCATTCTTTGCATCTGTATAGGAAGGGCTTTATATCCGTTCTCCCATTTGTGCTGTTCTATGAACTGGGAAGACTCATGTCCATAGACGTCTGTGAAGGCTTCCCTGTAAGGGTCACGGGATCTGTCATTGGGTCTGCCGTACAGGTAGTGGAACAGCTGTTTCTTCTGTGTCCCTTTGTCCGTTATGCCCAGGGCGTTCATCATAGTTCTATGAAAGCTTCCGTCCTGTGTGTCCTGAAGTAGCTTCTTACAGGGTACACCCTCACCATTCAG